CTTACATAACTTAAACTACTTAGAGCTTCCTTCCTGAGGAAGAATAGAGTGCGTGTGTTAAAGCCACTAAATTTAGAGAGAGAATCAGCGGTAAGTTTGTTCGTGAATAGAGTATCCTATCTCTTGTAAGATAGAATCATCTTCATAATGAGTGTTAAGGAAGTCTAGTAGATAGTCTACCTCATTCAGCTCTAAAACCAAAGTTATTGGAGCTGGTGTTGTTAGAAGTTCAGTCATTTCAGTGGATACCTCTCATTAATGTAATTAAAGACATACTTAACAGCTGCCTCTAAGTATAGAAATGGTAGTAAACCTACCTCAAAGAGTGTTAACTCCTTGAC